TAAATGTTGTAGTTGTTCCTGCTCCAGGAATAACAACATTAGAAAGTGCACTTGTTATGCCGTATCCAACAATAGCTCCAGCCGCTAGAGGACTAGTAGTATTGATTCCAATTACTTGGTCAGCTGCGTTATCAATCGTACATACTTTAAGATTATCTGCCCATGAACCGGGATTCTTAGAAGCGTATACGAAAGAATTGTCACTCAGATGATTTTCTTCATAATCATCATAGTTGTCAATTCTAAGTGTAGCACTTGCTGATCCAACAGCAGCATTGGCGTTATTCAAAGAACCACCACCGGTTCTTACTACTTTCAGAATACCACCATAGCTCAGGAAAGAGCTCGCAGACATCCAATACTCATACTGCCTGTCAGTAGACATTGGCTTACCATATGTATTGATAAGCTGTTGCTCGGTCTCGATTGTAATCGCTTCATCGACAGGACCGATAGCAAAAGGTCCTGCAATTGCTCCGATGTTGTCGAGAACGTTCTCTGACCTTCCTACTGTTTGATCAACTTCCCTGATTAATACACCAGGAGATAATTGAGGAGTAGCCATTTGTTTCTCCTTAGTTCTCAGTTATACCTGAAAATATTTATGAAAACTAGGGATTTAGATGGGAAAACAGTGGGTAAACAAGTCTACCAGTCAGGATATGACCAATCTGTAGATGTATTCCTCTTTCTTCTATTTTTTATAATTCTTTTTATAGAACAAGATTTACATTCATAAGAATATGAGGATGGGTTTATTCCTTTTCCTTTCTTATAAAATCCATCAATCAAGTTTTTTGTTACACTACAAGTTCTACACTTCCTATCTGTAAGGAATAGTGGACCTAGTGATAGTTGATCATCAATATTCATTACCAAGAATTCCACATATAATCCATACCACCAGCTGTTGTCCCATACTCATCATTTTTAGCGACAGACCATCTGTCACCTTCACTATCTACAAAGCTAGAAGAATCCAACCCATCATCGATAAAACCAAATGGAGCCATGTCCTGTTCGATTTGATTTTTTTGTTCGTCATACAATCTTTTACGAATGTCCTGGTCTGTGAGTTCTTTAAAGTAGTCTTGAGCAACTAACCAAGCATAGATGACAAGACACATAGCCAAGTCATCATTACATCCTTCTTCTGCTTCAAAAGAATTCGATTTAGAGATGAAGGTTGTAAGTTCTGAGATTATATCATAGTCACAGAAGAGTAACTTATCTTCCTCAATCATTGTCTTGAGGTTCAGTGATCCGACCTTCTTTACAGTCTTAGACATCTTAACACCCAATTGTGTCTTTTGTCCAGAGAAACCTTGTCCTACAATCTGACCTGCTCTACCTCTCATAGAACACATCAATAGATTTTGATACTCCAAGTCGTATTGGAGGATAGAAGCAACCTGATCTCCAACATCATTCACTTCACATAGAATGAAAGCCTGATTATAGTTCCTAGCCACCTCATAGATGACACTTGGAAACAACATTGGTTTAATAGTGTTATCTCTATACTTAGCTACAACTTTATGGGGGAAAGTAGTTATGTCAACAACAACAAAAGCACTGTAGTCATTACCAACCCCACGTGCAACGTCAACAGTAATCGCGTAATCATGTTTGTCCTCGGGTTTAACATATACATCTAAACCAGCATTATTTTGAATAGACTTCTCAAATACCAGAGACTTCAGTTTACTCGGTGCAATCAGTGTGTCAACAGATCCAAGGAACTCACACTCAAACTCAATCTTAAATTGTTGTTCTGATGTGTTGGCAATAGTTTGTTCTTTCCATACAATATCTCTACCAGGAACTTCTGACCAGTGAACATCGGTTGGAATATATTCGTTTCTCTTTTTCTCTGCATCCATCCACAATCTATAAAAGTGGTTCATCCCGTGTGGGGTGGATACAATAATTACTTTCGTTGATTTACCTGAAGTGATAGTAGGATATACAGAGGCAAAGAATGCGTCAGCAACGTGATTAGGAACAAAGGCGAACTCGTCCAGAAAAAGAATGTTAAAAGACATTCCTCGGACAGCTGAAGCGGAAGTTGATGCTGCGAGTATTTTCGATCCGTTTTCCAGTTCGATGTTTCCTTTATTCCAGACCAGAATGCCTTGTTGCATCCACTTAGGTAAGTTCTCATATGCAGTAGCTAACCTCGCTAATAGTTCCCTAGCAGTTGTGGCTTTGTTTGCCAGAATACCAATATTTACACTGCTATTAAAAATAGCATAGTGAAGTAGATACGACACACATGTGGTAGATTTACCAGTCTGTCGAGGCATCTTACAGATATTAAATCTGTTATTGTGAAAATTATTGATTAACTTCTCTTGGAAGTCATAAGTTTTAAACGGTTGAAGACCGTGATCCAAGGTCACAATCTTCACATAGTTTTGAGCAAAGTATACAGGGTCTTCTCTACACTTAATATACTCCTCAATCTGTTCTTGTGTGAACTCAATTGGTGTATTCGCCTTTTTTAGAAGGGGATTACCAAGATAAACATCATTACTCATAAATTACTAACAGTTCCAACGACGACGTGCAGCTTTTCCTCTTTCGCCTGTCCAGCTTCTGCTTCTTGCACAGAAACTCTTTCTACGTCCTGCGGCTTTTGAACCAGGTTTTAGTTTAGAAGGAGGAGTTGTAACAGCAGTTTTTAGGTTTCCACCTGTTCTCCTATTATACTTAGCAACACCCTTAGCTGTCATACCAGCTCCACTATCAGTGCTTCTCTTGTCACCAGACTTCTGGGACATACCAGTCATATCCTCTTCAATCTCATTAAAATTAGTTTCTTCACCTACATTGATATACGGATCATCATAATCAACAATAGAGTGTGAATAGGATCTCAACTGAGAACCAGGATACATCTTATTCAATGCATCAGCAACCTTCTGTCTGTTGGGGACAGATGCATCAGGGAAGAACAACTTCACCATCATCATCTTGCCTCTCCAACCAAAGATAACCTGATACATGTTACCAGTTTGAATCTTGGTTCTTACCAATTCTTGGAGTTGACCACCTTTGATGGGGTCAGCCTTAATGATATCAACTGATTCAATCTCACGGGGTTTGAAATCTTCCGCGTCTTGAACCAGAATACCACCAGTGACTTCCTCTTTCTTCATAGAACCTTTGGGAACACAGTTGGGGACCATCTTGCCACCCTTCTTTTTCATACCCCTTTGTTCGTGAGTGTCCCAACATGCTTCATCTACTGTTTCTACTTCTTCTTTCTTGACACAGTTTGGATACTTCTTCCCAAACATAGTCTTCATACCTTTCTTCTCATATCCTTTCCAACATGCTTCATCAATAACTTCTACCTCAATACCAGCATACTTCATAGCTGCAATTTGAGACTCAGTGAAAGCAGGAAGGTCATAGAAACCTTCAAACTCTTCTTTCTTAGTGGAGTTCCCCCAGTTAGCTGCACCAACCTTACGACACTTCACCAATGCACCTGATGCATAAGCTGAGGGCCATACAGAATAACGAGACTTTACCTTAGTATAACAGGCATCTTTAGTCCCACTACCTTTAGTTTTCTTGTCTTCTGCTTCGTTAAAGGTTTCTTCTTTGTAATCTTTGCCAGTTTTAATTTTATCCATCACAGAAGCACGACCATACTTATCCTGTTTGTGACGAATCATACGCTTATGTCGATCGAACTTATCGTTACCTTGATTATCAATCATATCTTTTTCGAGGATGGTTTCTTCTTTCATTTTCTTCTTAGGTTTGTCAGTAGAAACATAGGTTGGTTTTGCTGCTCCAGACTTTTGTTGTTGTCCGGGATCTTGTCTTGACTTTCTTGTGTCAGCCGATCGAAGTTCTTTCTTCGACATACTGGCTTTCTTTGCCGAAGAGTAACACTTGGGTGTTCCCTTCTCACCAGGTTCATTAGCACAAGGGGAACCATCAGATTGAACCCAACCGGGTTTTCCGTCTTTTGATTTAGATTTACCAAACCAATCACGGAGACCTTCCTCACTTACAGTGCCACCGTTTCCGTTACCACCATTACCATTACCGTTACCACCATTACCATTCCCATTACCGTTACCATTCTTTTTGGTATTGGAATCATTATCATCAACAGTATGACCGTTCTCTTTACGAAGCATACCAGCAGGGCCAACGGTTTTAAATCCCTTGGGGATCGGCTTACACTTCTTGTCAGTGTAACAGTAATATTGTCCAGCGGGGCAACGTCCGTTCTTAGCCATCAAAAGAATAATTACTCCCTGTTATTTATCATCCATCAAGTGCTACAGTAAGACCAAGAGACATGCCAGGTAGTGACTGCCAAGAAGTTCCATCGTAAAATTCCAATTTCTTAGATGTAGTATTGAAAATCATAGCACCTTGACCAAAAGTGCCAGCATCTCTCTGTGTTGTTGTATAGATTGGTGGATAGAAAGCAGTTGATGCTTTTAAAGTAGCAGCAGTAATAATACCAGTTGTATTAATAGAAACTGTCGTACCAATTCCAACAGATGTTTGTTTACCCTCCCTATCACTAAAAACAACTTCTCCAGATGTATCTTGATGTATTCTTACGGTTGTTGCAGTACCAATGATTATCTCATCAATACCAGTAATTTTTCTCTCATTTGGATCAAGAGTAATTGATCCTGTACCAATTGTTAGAATGCCTGTGACTCTTGCATTACCATTTACAACTAGGTCTTCATTGTAAAAACCAGTGTCAACACCAACATGCAACTTAGTCGCAGTTGCTACTCCACTAACATTCCAATTTCTAGCATTTGCTTCATCGTATATAATGTCACCACTAACATTTAAGTCGCCAGTTAAAGTTAAATTGGTTCCAGTAGCATTTACTGCTAACTCAGATGCAGCTCCACCACCAACTGCAGTGCTGGCAATACCTACCCACTTGGAACCATTGTAGATTAATAATCGTCCCTGACCTGTGGTCTGATCAAATGTTACATCATCAAGATCCTTAATGAATCCTGCTCCACCACCACCCATTGTGGAAAGTTGAGTTTGAATACGATTGATGAAGATTCTATAGTGATTTGATAGATCATCTAAAGTAGCAAACTTTTGATCCATCGGAGTGAGTGGATCAACACCAGAACCAACACTTTCTTTTTCGTCTGGTGGTTCGTTTAGTAAATAATTTTCCTTTAGTTCTTTTAATTCTTTTTGATCTTTTTTGATTAAAGAAACAATATTTCTAATATCTTCAATATTGACTCTTAGAGAATCAATATCTTCTACAATATTAGATACTTCAGTATCATAATACTTAACTTCAGGAAGTGATTTTACTTCTTCATTAAGATCATTGAAAAACTTTAAAAGAGCTTCGTCAGCCTTTACACTTTGAGTGTCAATCTCTTTTATCTGTTCTTGGAGAGATTGTTTTAGTTTATTCTGCTCACTTATGATAGATTTTTTTAATTTTCTATCATCATCTTTAAACTCATTATGTTGTTCCCAAATTCTAGTAGAAACATCTCTAACTTGCTTAAGGAGTTTATCTTTTGTTTCTTCAAGATTTACAACCGTTTGGTTGAAATTCTCAGTAAGATCTTTTACATCTATCTTTAACTCAAATTCTTTAGTTGCAATAGTGTCGTTTAATTCATTGACACGATAGTCAATCTTTTCTCTGATAAGATCAAGGTGTCCTTGAACCTTATTAAAGTCATCATCAATGATACTGAAAGTTTTACCAATCCAAGAGAAATCTGGAACCTCTTGAACTTCCTGAACCCAGTCAGGAAATGTAGGAATACTTTGATTTACTTCTTCAATTCTTGATTTTAATGAATTGAGATCACTCTCGTAATATTTTACTTCTGGAAGAGAATTGATTTCTTCCTTTATTCGACCAATCTTATCATAAATGAATTGAATATCTGCATCATAATATTTGACCTCTGGGATCTCAGGTATTTTTGATTCAATTTCAGTTAGTTTATCTTCATTTAAATCTTGAATTTGTGATAGTTTATCACTTAATTCTTTTAGTTGCTCATCATAATACTTAATTTCCGGTATTTCCGGTATATCCTTTCTTACATCATTTACAAGGCGTACTAATTCCGACCACTCTGGAGCAGTTTCTGATAAAACAGTTTCAATATCTTCTTCTTCTAAAGTATCTACAACTTTCTCTTCAATATATTCCTCAACAGAAGGAAGTTCCTCTTCCTGTTTAACTTCGATAAAATCTTTGTAAGAGGGCAAATTGCTCTCTTCTACTATATCATTTATTGACGGCAGGTCTTCGTTAGACATTCTATTAGTGCAATACTTTGGGATTTCTCTCCCTGAAATACTATTTATCTCCTCTACTTCTTGATGAAATTAAGTAGTGATTCCTGCTGTGACTTCTGCCATTCCTTCAAGGATTCTTTCTACAGAACCACCAGTTGATGTGATTCTTACATCATAAAGATATCTTCCTGATTTAATATTTACAGATACACCAGAAGTCATGGCAAGAGATACCACAGATGTGATGGTATTGATACCAACAGTAAAGGAATGGGATGTTGAAGAAGTTGAATGTTTCTTCAACTTTGACTCTCCAGTAAAACCATTCAAATTCTTCAGACTTCCATCAGAATTTTTAGAAATATGTGTAAAACTAAAATCAGAAGCTTGTGGTATAACAATATTGACTGACGGGGTAGCCATTTTATTATCTTTTTAGTTATTTATCTGGTGTGTTGTTCTTCAAGAGTTTCTGTAGCTCTGCTGTAGAACCAACAAACAATGCGTTATTTACTGTGGTTGGACCTTTAGTATCTTTCTCTTCCTGAACATCTTTCAACTTCTGTTGGAGTGTTAGGAGTTTATCTGTGGCATCTGCCACATTCTTAATCAACTGACCTGCGACTTCATATGCACGAGGCATCTCACTCTCTTGAGCCAGTTCAAGGATGCCATTGATAGCTTCCTGCCCTTTCTCAATGATCGAATAGAGATTACCCCTGGTGTATTCGTAATCTTTCTTGATATCCTCTGAACCGGATTTGATCCTTTCAATCTTCCTTTCCGTTACTTCTACTTCTGTGGGCTCAATATCAAAAGCTTCATCAAGTTTCTCATACTTAGTCATGGGTTACCTCAAAAAACACTACCACTAAATCCGAAGTCATCTCCGAATTCAATCAACTTGTTATCTTCCTTGGTGATACTATAAACATCTGTACCAAGAACATGAATAGAAGCCTTGGTATTATCCTGACCTCTCTTA